AAACGGCTGGGGTTATCCCTCTCTTCTTTTAGCAAAAGCTTTTCAATTTTTTGACGCCCATGCCCTCTCCCGCCCCTTTTACTCTTTCACTTTCGATTGGGGGGAAACCCCCCACGCCCCCCCCCTCCTTGGATGGTTTCCCACTTCTATCATCGGCTTTGGTCCTTTATACCCCATGCCCACCCTTCTTACTCCTCTCTTTCGGGTACATTTACCCCGATGGGGGGGTCAGGGGGGTCTCGCCCCCCTAAAATTGAATTCTTTTTATATATTTATGTTGAGTATATAAAAAATGACTACCCGCTTATGTGCCGAGTGTATGACGCTACTTAAAAATGAAGACGCGACCAATCATTACGGTATTTTCCAACCCTGTAAATGCGCCGACCTCAATAATAATTTACTCGCATGGAGTGTCTTAACCTATGGTGCGGGGTTTATCAACTGGTGGATTTACAAAAACGAATGTGGCTACTGCCAATCGCATGCCAATATACTGCTCACCGACGAAGATTATCAAAATCATATTGTCGATATGCAAACTATCAAGATGCTCGTCAATTCAAATCCGGGGATAATTCATGAGAAAAATGCCAATGGCGATACTATATTCACCATCATTAACGATGTGATACTTTTCATAAGTGATACGATAAAAACGTATGAAAATCCGGATTCAGTATATAATAGCTTGGCGAATGAAATTATAATCGGAAAAAAACATATCAATGAATTAGAAATGTTGCGGGGCTGGCTAAGAGAGGACACCCCCCTGACCCCCCCGGAGCTAGGGTGAGGGAGCTTGGAAAGGCGGGCGCATTACAGGCCATATACAATGCGTCCGCATTTCCAATCCCCCCTCGGTTTCCTCTTAACCGAGTACGCGGGGGTCAGGGGGTGCCCCCCTACCAGGAACTCCAACTGCTTCCGCCATCATTCGCCGCCATCGGTTCATTCGACATTTGATACATCTCTTGCTGCGGCGGCTGTTGTTGCTGTAATTGTTGCGGCGGAAATTTAGTCGGCATCGAAGACATCATCGGGTTTGAAGGCAAGAGTTGATTGCGGTCCAAATAATCGGCCTGGCTTGGCTGATGTTGCCCGGCCATCGGCTGCGTTACCCGCACCACATTTTGCCCCCCTTGTTCATTTTTTTGCGGCGGCTCATGACGCGAAAATAAATTCATCACTCGGTCAATCAAAATATTGAATTTCGCACCGAGCTTGGTTTGCATGGTCGCCAGGATGAGAATGAAGGGGATAATAAAGCTGATTTCATTGAATTTCGGGTAGTCTTCGCCGCTATAAGTCGGTATATAATTAATGATTTTATTGGTCAACCAAATCGCCAACATAATCAAAATCACTTGCCCCACGCTTTCTGCTAAAATCTCGATGCTTCCCTTTGACTCGTCATCTTCGGGCACAATATGTTTAATCCCTCGCAACAAGAGTAATACTGGTATAATAGTCAATAAGGTATATTGAAGCATATTCATGATACGGTGCTTATTTTCACTGTCAAAATTAAAGACATAATTAAAAAAACCCGTTGATTCATGTTGAACGGATTTAACACTATCACTGATTTTATCCATTATGTTTTATGAAAAGAAATTAAAAATATCGATTTAGATATTGTATAAAATGTTGCGCCGAACCTTAGAACGAAATAAGTATGATTATAATGGCGAAAATAAACATGATGAACAGCAATATTTGAATCTCATTACGGATATCTTAAATGAAGGCGTCATGGAGACGGGCCGCAATGGAAATGCTAAAACAGTTATAGGCAGTGCCATGCATTTCTCTCTGGCGGATGGCGTTTGGCCGTTGCTCACCACCAAAAAGGTCGCTTGGAAAACCTGTGCCAAAGAATTATTTTGGTTTATCAAAGGTTCAACTGATAATGCTATTCTGCAAGAGCAGAACGTCAAAATTTGGAACGGTAATGCCTCGCGCGACTATTTAGATGACATTGGTCTCTACGACCGCGCCGAAAATGATTTAGGACCCATCTACGGCCACCAGTGGCGCCATTTCAATGCGCCTTATGGCACCTGCCACGACGATTACCAGGGCAAAGGCGTCGACCAGCTCGGCTATATTATCAGCTGTTTGAAGAATCCGCATACGCGCAACTCTAGGCGCTTGGTCATGTCGGCGTGGAATCCTTGCCAGCTCGGCGAAATGGCCTTACCTCCTTGTCACGTTTTATGTCAGTTTAATGTCACAAACGGAGACCATTTATCGTGTAGTTTATATCAGAGGTCGATTGATGTTGCACTCGGTGCGCCGTTTAATATCGCCTCCTATTCTCTCCTCACGCATCTTTTAGCCAAGCATTGTGGTCTCATCGCGACTGATTTTTACTATCATTTAGGCAATTGTCATATCTACGATGACCACGAAGAACCTTTAGCCGAACAACTGCTGCGCAACCCTTTGCCTTTTCCGACATTGAATATTAAGACAGTGAGAGAAAATATTGAGGATTATTCTTTAGACGATTTGGATGTTTTGAATTATGTATCCCATGAACCCATTAAAATGGAAATGCGAAAATAAACGAGATAAATTATATTTTCAAAGAATATAATTTAAAATGAGTGGAGCAGCCAGTATCGCAGCAGCTAAAAATCGACGCAGTAAGCCCGACCCGAACCAAAAGCCCATTATCAGTTGCAGTACAAAATCGGGGTCTTGCCCGATGCCGCCTTCCGGCAAAAATGTAAAGAGTAATACATTCTTTGACGAAGAGAGCCTACAAATTACCGGCCCCATGCACGTGATGCAAGCGATAATGGTCCATGAGCAGCGCTTGAACAAAATCGATGTGAAAATAGCGCAGCAACAAGTGTCCGCAATGCAAGCCTTTGTAATGCCTTCTGTTGGTGTCTCCGAGCAATCGCAAGCCTGTTTACCGCAAGCCTGTGACGACGAATTATATGAGCGGCTTAGTGCTTTAGACGAAAAAATACAGATGTTGGAAGAAGTTATTATGAACTTACAGCTGACCTTAACCAATGTCCAAAGTTTCGCCATGGAATCCAGTTTGGCGATGATGAAATTACAAAATCAAATTAATGCTTCTGCTCCTGCTACGCTTGCTCCTGCTACGCTTGCTCCTGCTCCTGCTACGCTTGCTCCTGCTACGCTTGCTCCTACGGTCGTTGCTCCTACACTGCCTGACGCAGTTACACTCGACGTCACTGACCTCGGCTCCATTTAAATATCCGCAATTAAATTGACCGTACGGCGCGTATTGAGTTCGTCTTCGTTTTGCGGAATGTGCTGTAAAATCGTATTTAGTTCGGCCTGTATTTCTTTACTCGCCTCTGTATCCCCAACCAAGAGCCGCACGTTCATTTCTTCGTCCCCGTTCATGGATGATTTCGGCGAAGAAACAGTAGACGAGGTTGAGGAGACTGAGGCGGCATCGTCCACCGCTGGCGTTAGCGGTCTTTTCATCAGAGTTTTCCCCGCTAAAGATTTACTTTTATTCAAATGGAAATCTTCATTCACAATACCGAGCATTAATTTGGATTTAATCGTCAATCGACCGAAATATTTAGAGTGGTGCGAAATAAAAGTATTCAAATAATTCTCAAACATATGGATTCTCTCCTCCAAAATAATATTATTATACAAATGTTCATGTATAATACTGTGTATATTGATGCCCATTTCGGTGTTTTTCTTCTCCTTGGTAAGTTCTTCTTTTCTCGCGGAGAGATATTCCTTTAATACGTGAATCGCGCTATGAATGGTGTTGTTGATTTCGGCGGTCACATTAAAATCATAGATTTTGGTCGGTTCTAAATCCTTATAAAGGGGGTATTTTTTATGGCTGATGAGCAATTTCTCGACAATCGCCTTATCTTTGATTTCTTTGCTAATAAAATCATACAGCATCCGATGGAGTTTGTAGTACTCGCAATAAATCCGGTTATCAATAAAATTAAACACATTTTTCATATTGTCGTACTCTAACTGTATCAGTTTATTTTGAAAATGAAAAGAATCAATTCCTATCGTATAGTTTTTCTCTCGGTGCGTTTTTACCATCTCCTGATAGAGCTGATTCAATATTTGTAATTTTTCATCGATTTCGGTAAATATATTATTTAACTCGATGCGCAGTTGCTTGACAAGTTCAAAGTTATTTAACGCGTTTGTTTTGGGCATTTTTTCTCTCACGTTATATAATTTGAGGGCATTTTTATTTTTTGGCACTATTTATTTTTGGCACTATTTATTTTTGATACTAATATATAAACATGTCAAATGAAAATACCATACTACCCGTATCAACACATGTGATTGACTGGAGCCCACAACACGAGAAAATTCTTATTGACTGGGCCGATAAAGCCACCTGTTATAAATGGTTACATGAAAAAACCACGAGAGAATTTGCGCGAAAAAATCGCTGGTTCACCATTCCGGTGATTATTATGAGCACCGTCACCGGTACGGCCAATTTTGCCCAAGACAAAATCCCTGCGTCCTATATCAGCGCCTACACCATGGCCATCGGCACCATCAGTTTAGTGGCGGGCATCATGACGACCATTCAACAATTTTTGAAGATTAGCGAGTTAAATGAATCGCATCGCGTCAGTTCCATCTCGTGGGGCAAATTTCATCGGAATCTTAAGGTCGAACTGGCCAAATCGCCTACCGAACGCACGCCCGTATCGCAACTCATCAAGGCCAGTAAAGAAGAATTCGACCGTTTAATCGAAACCAGCCAAGGCATACCCAATCACATCGTGGCCTTATTTAAAGAAACATTCTCGGGTGGCGACATTCTCTATGATGTGAATGGCAATAAATTGCCGATGACCGATAAACAAATTTTATTCAATGAACTGACCAAGCCTGAACTATGTGATTCGCTCGAATCGGTAAAAAAGATAGTCTATAAGGCGCCTATTGTCGTGGAGCCTGTCCAAATAGAGGGTATTCCGATTGTCATACGAAGCAAAGAGCGAGAGATAATTGATAATTTTATCATTTCTTTTGAGCAAGAAAAAAAACGGTTGCCGACGTTGGAAGAAATTCAGGACAATAACGAAGAGACCATTTCGATTCATTTAATCCAAGCGGTGCTGGCTGAGATAGATGGGAAAAATACGTATAACCCGATTTATATGTCATCGGTCTAAATGAATGGGTCCTAAATGAATGGTCCTAATTGTATGCCTAATTGTGCAAAAAATTGAATTGCTTTGGCTGCTTGAAGCTTATTTTAACCCTCAACCAACCTTAACGAAAATGTCTTTCATTCAATCATCCGCCAACATCAGTGCCAACGCTTCGCAGCAAGCAACCCGCCAACTTTATAACATCACCCGTTCGGAAGCCACGTGGCTGGTAACGAACTTTATAGCCGCGCAGGACAAAGCGATGGATGGTTCAATTGAACCGTTTCGGGTCTTTCGCGATGCGTTAGAAACCGAAAAACCCGCCTACCTCGGCAAGTTTAATAATTCGCAGAATGCCGTGGTGCAAGGTACGTTCTATGCGATGGCCGGGCATATATATCAGGTCATTCAGTGGTTGTTTGCGAAAGCGGGCGATATAAATCACGATGCGAAGGTAAAGGCCTTGTGTAAGCACTTGCCGACCAGCGAAGCCATCGCCTATGTGTCGATTACCTATTTGAACTGGGCAGTCTACAACTGGCATTTTCGCAACGAAAAAACCATCAACGAAGAATTGAGCGACAACTGCTATGAAACGCATACGTGTGCTATCTGCGCCTTTCACGGCAAAGATGTATTTTATTACAGCACTGCGTATGGTTTGGAGCAGGCGGTGTGCGAAATTTGCGTGGAAGGACCTGAAGAGTATGAAAAAAATGATGACGAAGAGTATGTGCCGAGTGAAGAAGAAAGCGAAGCAGAGACAAGCGAAGCAGAGACAAGCGAAGCAGAGACAAGCGAAGCAGAAGCAGAGGCAAGCGATTCAGACGACGAGGAAGACGACCCGGATTATGTTTGCGAAGAGGAATCGGACGATGACTACTCTGATGAGGATGACTCTGATGAGGATGAGTCTGATGAGGACGACTCTGATGAGGATGAGTCTGATGCCAGCTCGAATGAAACGGAGGAAACGGACGTTGAAGGAAGCGAAACGGACAGCGCAAGCGATGAAGAAGCCGAAAAATCATTTGGCTGTACCGGATGTGATTATTCTTGGCGGGATGGATGGCGAATGGGATGGAGGGCCGCAATGAAACATGTACGAAACTACGCCATTGCGCAAAGAGCGAATGAACCGGAAGCGCCTAGATGTGCTACCTGCGACATATCTCATCGCGATTTAAAAAAATGCGCGGGTCAGTGCGGCGGGCTTGTGCGTTATTGCTCGGAAAGGTGCCAACGAGAAGACTGGGCGCAACATAAGCTGATTTGCCGACTTTAGAGTTTGATTTTGTAATAAATAATTAAGAAAAAGAGAGAAAGGATTACGATTCTTTTTTATTTGCATAAAATTGAAATACTTTTCATCCAAGTATCCGTTAATAACACACTCCCCCTCTATTGAATTAAAAAATGGCCACTGGATATATTTACGCAATCACTTGCGAAGAATTGCCCGGAGTAATGAAGGTCGGATTCACTCTGCGAACACCTGAAATAAGAATAAAGGAACACAATCGATGGAATTGTTTGAGACCAACGATGTCTAGTGTATGGTGGAAAATGGGTTTTGAAAAAAAAGTCTACAATGCCAGACGAAAGGAACGCATACTTAAGGTCCTTCTCTCCAAATATTGGATAGAATTTGCCGATAGATGGGAAAATAGTACTTACACCGAAATCTACGGTATCTCTGTGGAAAAGTTTTTAAAGTATTATCGAATTATGATAATGGTTGAAAAAGAAATCGAAAAAAAGTGGGATTTTATTACGGAGGAGAAAAAAAAATATACGACGCAAAGAATAATACAACATGGGAACTATATTATGAAAGACAGCGGAGAATATGAGATGATGAATGAGACGGGGCCAATGTCGTATACGAAGCCATCGTGGATGACGAGCTGGTCGCCATTACCTACAATCGCTTTCGTGGTCAAAGATGTAAAAGATGAAGATGAACCCGAAGAAAATTTTGTAGGGAGAAAATCGTATATTTATCGATAAATATATATATTGATTTTGTAATAAATGATTAAAAAAGAGAGAAAAAGGATTACGATTCTTTTTTATTTGTCCCGACTATTGAAAGTGGGGACATATATTAACGAAAAATTGATTTAAAATCATTTCCTCCATTAAAGGTAACCACCAACCTTTTAAAATAATGAAGCTCGTATTCGCTAACGCCCGCAAGTGCCAACAGTTTGCCGCTATGTTCGCCAACTTGAAATCATTTACATCAAATACATCCATCTATTTTAGGACGGATAGTGTCTATATCCAATGCCTTGACGATAGCCATTGCTCGCTCTTCGAATGCCAACTCTCGCGTGCTTGGTTTAAAACGTATGAGTTTGACCCAGAAACCGATACGGCGACCATTGGCGTCAATATCGCCATGATGAATAAAATACTTTGCATGTGGAATGATTCGCAAGAAATGACGATTGAGACACAACCGGAAGCAGATAAGCTTCATATTAGCTTTGAAAATGCCAACAATGCTGCCGCCTCCGGCCAATTTAACAAATATTTTGAAATCTCACTCGTTAATATTGAAAGTCAGCTCATGGACGTCGTTATAAGCGAAACCACGGTCGATATGACTATCGAGTCGAAGGTCTTCCATTCGCTTATTAGTCAGCTGACCATCTTCGATGATGTGCTTACCTTGACGTTTGGCGAAGAAGAAGTCGAATGTGTTTCGTCGGGCTTGGAATGCTCGATGACGGCCAAAATTGATGTCGGGTGGCTAGCAGCATACGCTGTCCCCGAAAATACGGTGCTCAAGCAAACCTACAGCCTCAAGTACGTGCAAATGATGGCCACCTTCAACAAACTCGCGCCCGAGATGGAGCTCGGTTTTAGTGCCGAGATGCCCATGCTCATGAAATACGCCCTCGGCGACAATAATGACCCTGAGAGTTTCGTGCGGATTCATTTGGCGCCCAAGATTGTCGACGAGGACACGGAATAAATTTTATAGAAAAAGAATAAAAATAAAAAAAGAATAAAAAAATAAATATGTACAATTTTTTTATTCCACATGAATGACTTTAAAGCGGAGATGGCGGTCCAGGTCAAAGGGTTGATAAATATTTTCAATGACGTCAATATATTGCTTTATAACGTTGTTATTCTCTCCTTCTTTTGTTTCGATGATAAAGGTCCACTTCGATTCGTGATTATAGAAGAGCAGCTGATTATTTTCACCCAAATGTTCCTGTAAGGTATCCTTTACCATATAATATTCGGCTGTTCCCGTTTCCCCGCCGAAAGGCTCTTCGATGCCATCCACATAGTGCATTATTGCTACGATTTCAATTATAGTCATCTTATTAGTTGATACGTTAAATAATAAACATAAATCAATTTTAAATCGATTTTATTAAAAAATTGAAATACTTTTTCTATATACACGCTATTATAACAAAGCTAAACATGGCAGATTTGGAAAAACAAGTATTGGAAAATGGGTTACGAATTGAGGAGATTCCGATGGAATTACGAACGGAAAAAGTTTGTATAAATGCGCTGAAATGGGGACTGAAAATATATAAAACAACCGATTATAAAGAGCAAAGAGAAATGTGTTTTCGGATTATGAATAGTTTTCCGAAAGAAATTTTACTTACTGGATTTGTTATGGGACACTTAACGCATTTCGCATAAATTCGACGGTTTACACCCTTGGGCATGTATCGGCGTAGCAAGTAAAACGCCGATTTATTTTTATTAACCGGAATGTTGTTTAACCATAAAAACAACACTAACATGTTTAAGTTCGGCATATGCTTTTAAATCTACGGATAAATCAAAATCAAGGGGTCTGGATGCGCTATTTACGCCATATCTCCCATATCCCCATCTTTCCGTCTCTAAAATATCTTTTACGGGAACTAACAAGTATTGTTCAAATAGAGTGCCATCATTTAAATCGGGTTCTACTTCACTGCTAAATTTTGATTTATAATAGGAACCCTTCGTGTTGAACTCCTTTATTAAATATTCTTTAAATGCTAAATAGTCTTCAGGTAATTCATTATCGTCTTCGCCATAGCCCACTATAGTTTTATAGACTTCATTATAATAACCATTACTATCTTCAATACAACCATCGTATACCATTGTTTTTATTAAAGAAAAGTTTGATTCGTTTATTTGTAATATGAGGTCAGCTAATAAAATCTTTAACCCAATGGAGGCTGACGCGGTTTCCGACTTTCCCATTATTATATAATTATATATTTATATATTTATATTGTAATTCAGCGTTTTACTAATACATGTCCAACCGTGTAATAAAATTGAAATACTTTCCTTTTTTTATCATAACCATAACCCAGACGATAAACAATGGCAGACACAAGAAGCAATATAGAAGACCCGGACTATGATTATATGACCTTTGAAAATGACGCATTTGATGAAGAAGCAGCATTCGGTAAAAATCAATCACTATCCTCCAAAGGGGATGAAAAAATATACACAAGCGTATGTATTGTCGCCATTATAACACTCTTTATAATGGCGCTTTTACTAGTTCGATTACTTCATCTCTTTCAAGCCAATGAAATAATCTACGACCAAATCGACCAAGGTACGTATAATATCTACACGAATATACAGTTTTGCATGTTCATCGTCTTCTTCATCATCCATGTCGCTGTTTGGGATTGATGCAATGTGTTGATATATTCGCAAAAAATTGAAATGCTTTCCTTTTTTTATGACAACCTTAACCCTCAAACGAACACACAGCAACCGAAGATGAACAGTGAATTTATTCAGCTCGAACCGATGTACGAAACCGACGAAGGCCTCGAATTTATGGTCGACCCCAACGATTATAAGGCCATCGCGACGCAAATTGCCATGGGCACCTTCCGGATGGCCTTCCATTTCCAATCGGTCGATTGCGCTGCTATCTATGGCGTGACCAATAAAAATACCTGGCTGATTGACCTGGCTGTCTACCAGTACTTACAAAAAAACCCCTACGATAAGCGAATCTTGTTGAAATTGCTCGTCTTGGGTCATTTCGATATCGGCATTTCGCGCCTCGGCAGTTACCACCTCATCAAAGACGTTACGCCCTACGGAGACGAAGTCAATAAAGAAATCAACAATCATTACATGGAACTCCGGACCGAGCCTGGCAATGTGGCCTGGCGCTCCATCACCTGGGATTTATTCGAACAATTTGTCACAGATATGAACGACCAAGCGCAGATGTATGCCGTTATGCCTAAGCGATGGGCCGAAAGACAGCTGATTGCTGAACTATAAAATGCTGAACTATAAAAAATGCCGACCTATAAAAAAATGCTGCGTATCAACCCAAAAAAACAAGTATTGAAATAAAATAGTTAATGCATCTTATCTACATTGTTCTTGTTTTTTGTATAGTTCTTTTTCTCTATCTCCATGTTTATTTCCATTTAAAAACAAGCGATGATTTAGAAATCTACGAAATCGAGAATCCCTCCAAAGATAAACTCGAAGAGATTTGCGATTTGCGGCAACCCGTGCTTTTTCAATTTCAAAATGAGCGGATTTTTGAATCGTGTCAACGCGCCAACATCCTCGATACGTACGGCGCCTTTGATATTAAAATCCGCAATGTCAAGCAATCCGCCCTCGACAATGAAAACAATTTATACGTACCTTTTGCCTTTAGCAATGCTTTAAAGGTCATCAAAGAAGATACGGAGCAGAAATATCTCGTGGAAAATAACAGCGACTTTCTCGAAGAAACTGGCATCATCAAAAGTTTCCGCTACAATGATGTTTTTTTGCGCCCGTATATGGTCGCGCAATGTAGCTATGATTATCTGTTCGCCAGCGAAGGTACACAAACCCCCTTCAAGTATGAACTGAATTATCGCAATTATTTGCTCGTGACCGAAGGCAGCGTCAAGGTGAAATTAACCCAGCCCAAGAGTTCGAAATACCTTTACCAGCAAAAAGACTATGAAAATCTCGAATTCAGTTCGCCGATTAATCCGTGGCAGGTTCAGGCCCAGTACAAGGCTGATTTTGATAAAATCAAATGTTTAGATTTGGTCTTGAAAAAAGGGCAAATCCTTTACATTCCCGCTTATTGGTGGTATAGTGTTGCGTTTGGCAAAGAGGCCAGTCTCTCCACTTTCAAATATAAAACCTATATGAACACGGTCGCCATTCTCCCACAACTGGTCATGCGCTTATTACAGAGCCAAAATGTGAAGCGCAATAATGTGGCCATTTTAAATACGGCTGTAATGAAGCCTAGCGTTGTAGAGCCTGTTGTAGAACCTGTTATAGTAAATATGGAGCCTATCCTGGCTGCGAATGAGTTATTGCCTTCAAACGCTCTGCAATCAAACGCTCTGCCTTCAAATGCTTTAAGTTCATCTGACCTCCTTTCATCTGACCTCCTTTCATCTGACCTCCCTCATTCAGCTTTAGAAACGACTGTTTTATAATATAAATAGGTTATATAAGATGTATAAAACCTATAAAAAGAAGAAGCCCAAGCGGCCGAATAAAGCGACCCGAAAGAAGAAAAAGGTTCCCATCTTTGACGCGGCCAAAGTCCATCCGGCATCTCTCCGTTTTTAATAGAGGTTTTGCCATTAAGTATTAGGCTTCGCCATTAAGTATTAGGCTTCGCCATTAAGTATTAGGCTTCGCCATTAAGTATTAGGCTTCGCCATTAAGTATTAGGCTTCGCCGTTAAATTAGCTTTATATAGTATATAATGCTACTTAAACAAATATTGATTTCAGGCATGGTTATGCTCGCCTTAGATTTCGTCTATCTCTCCACGTTCAGTAAATTTTTCAACACATTAGTTGGCTCGATTCAGGGCTCGCCGATAAAATTCCGCTTAGCTGGAGCTCTCATATGCTACGCCTTACTCATCGTCGGTCTCAATTATTTCATCATCGGGCCCAAAAAATCGATAGCAGATGCGGCCCTTTTAGGGTTGGTCATTTACGGGGTCTATGAATCCACCAATTATACCATTCTCAAAAAATGGAATCTCCAAGCGCTGGCGCTGGATACCTCTTGGGGCGCCCTGCTGTTCGCGCTTACCACGAAAATAACCTATGCTTTGACCTAAGTTTGCGTATGTTTATATCTTTGGTATAAATATCTGAAAAACAACTTTTCCAGGTTTGAAGCTCAGAACCCATTTTTGGACATTTCTAGAAATGTCCAAAAATCAGGAACGCCGTTCCGGTCTGTGAAAACCCTGAAAAAGTGACTTGTGACCATAATGCTCTCATTTCCATTTTTTCTTAGAAAATGTTGTGATGCTAATTTTTTCATGTTTTTAAAGAAACCATTTAAAATTTAAAGAATATGGCCATATATTAAGGAATATGGAAACTTTATTTTCCGCAAATTCCGCATTTTCCGCAGAAATTTATAGCTGCCAATTTTGTCACACAATATGTAGCAAGAAAAATGACTGGGCTCGCCATTTGCTGACCAAGAAGCATATAAGGAACACGACGGGAAAAATGGAAACCAATAATTCCGCAACCGAGTTTAGGTGTAAATGTGGCAAACAATATAATTCAAAAAGTGGCTTGTGGAAACATACCAAGATTTGTACCTATAAACCAGCAAAAACCCAATTTCTGAAGAATGAACCTTTGCCGACGGATGTTACATTTCTCACCAATTTAGTTTTGGAAGTGGTAAAAAATAATAACGAACTACAGAAACAAAACAGCGAATACCAGAAACAAAACCATGAATTTCAAAAACAGATGCTAGAAGTCTGTAAAAAAGGCAACAACATAAACACGAACAATTCATATAACAACAACAAAACCTTCAATCTCCAGTTCTTTTTAAATGAGCAATGCAAGGATGCCATGAATTTGACCGAATTTATCGATACGATGACCTTAGAATTCTCGGACCTAGAGGATGTGGGTAAGCTCGGTTACGTCGAGGGGATTAGCAAAATCATGATTCGGAAACTGAATGAATTAGATATTTATAAACGGCCGATTCATTGTAGCGATTCGAAGCGCGAAATCATGTATGTCAAAGAACATAATGTCTGGGGAAAAGAGAAGAACAGCAACGAACACATCCGTAAGGCGATTAAAAAGGTGACCCATAAGAACGGCGGGTTGTTGGTACCCTGGAGCTTGGAAAATCCGAATTGTATGAACCTGGACCATCACCTCAATGATGTTTACTTACGCATGATGGGCCAGTCGATGGGCGGCAGCGGGGAGTTTGTCGATAACGAGAATAAAATCATGAAGAAAATTGCCAAGGCGGTGTTTATTGATAAGGCCTAAACATTTACTGAATAAATATAAACACATCTATTACTATAATTATTACTCGCAATGAATATTAATTATGAAATCCGAGAAACTGAGCAGTATGGCAAAGGGCTTTATACCCTAGACAATATCCCCGCCGGCACGCGCATCTGGACCTATACATTAAATGAAAATGTCTTTGAATATGACGAAGCGCAAAGCATTGCGTATTTAGAGGGGTTGCCGAATCACGAAGCGCAGCAAAGGTTTCTGGATGCCAGTTTTGGCAAAGGCCCGGTGCTTTGTTTAATTAGTGACGACGGGCAATACGTGAACCACGCGGCGGCACCGGCCTGCAACTGTCAAACAGATTTGGTTAGCGGGCATTGTTATAGCCTCCGCGCGATTGAAGCCGGCGAACAAATCTTTGAAGATTATTCGGGCTTTTCGCATCCGCCCTTCCTCTTCCCCCTGCTGAAACAATATGATTGCGAACCAGATTACTACGTGTTGCCGTTTGAATAAAAATAGACTATTTCATCTATTTATTGTATTGGGAAATAGAGAATTCTTGAAAAACAACTTTTCTGGGTTTGAAGTTCAGAACCCGATTTTGGACATTTCTAAAAATGTCCAAAAATCAGGAACGCCGTTCCGGTCTGGGAAAACATGAAAAAACCACTTGTGAGCATAATGCTCTCATTTCCGAAAATGGATGAAAAATGTTGTGATGCTAATTTTTTCATGTTTTTAATAAATAATGCGGAAAAGTATTTAGAAGTTGCAAAAAATCTTATAATTATTATAAGATTTTTTTGATATAAAAAAATTAATCTATAATATATAAATGCCTAAGACCGAAATTGATTATTCCAATACGATTATTTACAAAATCACATGTAAAAACAAAGATATAAAGGATGTTTATGTCGGACATACTACCAATTTTGTGCAGCGGAAGCATGCACATAAACAAAGTTGTAAAAATGAGAAATCACCAAATCATACATGTAAGGTCTATGAAGTTATTCGCGCCAACGGTGGTTGGACCAATTGGCAAATGGAAATAATTAATTTTTTTAATTGTGCTGACCATTATGCGGCTAGGAAAAAGGAGCAAGAATATTTTATATCATTGAACGCAACACTTAATAGCATTGAACCTTTTCCTAAACCTAAAATGATAGTAAATAACAAAGTGGAGAAAATAGAGAAACCTGTATATTTTTGCGAAACATGTGACATCAATTGTACTGATTTAAATACGTTTGATACGCATAATAAAACAAAAAAACATCAAAAAAATTTAATAGACAAGTTGGATGCAAAAAGTTGCGAAAAGATTGCCAACAAATATGATTGTGAGTTGTGTCACTATTTTACATCACGAAAGAGTAGCATGAATAAACATTTATTAACATCAAAACATATAAATAGAACGAAATTGACTATTTTCGAACACCCAAGTTGCAACAAACAAAATTATAAATGTAAAAATTGTGCCAAACTATATAAAGTTCGTAATAGTTTATGGTATCATGAACAAAAATGTGTTTTAAAAGAAACACCAGAAACTATTTTAGAGAAAAATGAAAATGTAACAATTTCAAATATTGTTATGGAATTAATTAAAAGCAATACAGACCTCCAAAAACAGATGCTAGAAGTCTGTAAAAAAGGCAACAGCATAAACACGAACAATTCGTATAACAACAACAAAACATTCAACCTCCAATTCTTCCTCAACGAGCAGTGTAAAGACGCAATGAATTTGACCGACTTTGTGGATTCGATGACCTTAGAATTCTCGGACCTAGAGGATGTCGGTAAGCTCGGTTATGTGGAAGGCATTAGTAAAATCATGATAAGGAAACTGAATGAATTAGATATTTATAAACGCCCGATTCATTGTAGCGACGCGAAACGAGAGATTATGTATGTCAAGGAGCATAATGTCTGGGAAAAAGAGAAGAACAGTAACCAACACATCCGTAAGGCGATTAAACGCGTAACACATAAAAACGGTGGGTTGTTGGTACCCTGGAGCTTGGAAAATCCGAATTGTATGAATTTGGACCATCATTTGAATGATGTCTATTTAAGGATGATGGGCCAGTCGATGGGCGGAAGCGGAGAGTTTGTTGATAACGAGAATAAAATCATGAAGAAAATCGCGAAGGCGGTGTTTATTGATAAGCTATAAATGTCCAGACATAACTATTTTAGGCACCTATTATATATGCCTACCACCCGAAGGAATATCTATTTTTCCACCTTAGCCAAACATTATATCGCCAACATTAAAGAAATACGGAAATTATTGCGTGAAAAGAGGGCGGAATACGACGTGGCCGTTTTTCAAAATAACGTAACGAAAATGGAGAAAAAGAAAAGGGAATTTGACGATATATGGATAAAAAAATGGCCTTATTATAATAACGAAATTGACATTGCCCGCGATGACGAACCGCGACCAGCTAACGCCAAGCCGTATCCAGCCGATGGTGCTTTACAGCGACTGAATGCCAAAGAACGGTGGGAAATTATAGCTACGGCTTTACTCGCGCGGCGGGGAGTCGATAAGCGAAGGCGTTTAGAAGGCTTGGTGCCTAAGGTAAACGCGGTGTTCGATGGAGCGATGTTCAAAAATATGATAACAAAATATATTAATCCGACAAGATATGAACATCCGCCCTCTTACCCGAGAGGGAGTAGCGCAGACTATGACGAGCCGGATGAGGAGTGGCCCGAATATATGAACCCCGAGGCGAGACAACTAACACCCCCCGCTAATCCGTTCCCCGGTCGAATGCCAAGGTATCGCAATCGACGAACCCGAGGGGCGTATGATAAAACACCGGAGGGGTCGCCGGGATTGGTAGTAGAAGGCACGGGTGCAGCACCCAACTATTCCCCGCAAGATTATCAACTGGAAGGTGGGCGGAAAACACGTAGGCGCAGCAAGCACAAGCCAAGCACAAGAAAGCATAAGCGGACCAGCAAGCACAAGCGAAGCACAGGAAAGCATAAGCAAAGCAAGCATAAGCGGAGCAAGCATAAGCAAAGCAAGCATAAGCGGAGCAAGCATAAGCGGAGCAAGCATAAGCGGAGCAAGCATAAGCGGAGCAAAACCTACAAAAAATAATTATGAAAATTGAAATAAATATAGCCAAACATATTAAGTGTATCTTCATATGTTTACTTTACGCGTAGCCAATCGAGATTATACGGAATGGACTTTTCTAGAAGAGCAGCAGACCCTAGAAGAACAGCAAGAGTTAGACCTCTCGCCCCTCTTACACAAGCTCTTCCACGGCGACACCTTTAATGCCGCCGGCCACCGCCTTACGTCCCCCTACCGCGCAAAGGAAGCAATATGCGGCGTGCTTTTAACCAGCGAAAAAACCTATGGCCGCGCCCCCAATGGCAAATTGCTCTATAAGTGCGTACCGGACGCGGAGCATTTGCCCTGTTTCTTTATACCGTACGAAGAGAAGATTTGCGGCTTTCATAAAAGCAAATGCGACCATTATATTACGTTTAAGATTAGCGAATGGACGGAGAAACATCCGCATGGGTTAATAACGAATACGTTTGGCTCCGTGGAGGATACAGAGGCTTATCTAGCCTATCAAATGGCGTGCAAGGATATCAACAGCAGTATAAAAACTCTCAATGCGGCGAGTTTGCGGGCTCTGCGCGAAAATACTCTCAGTCCGATTCCCCTCTATTGCGAAGGTTTGCCGATTGAAGACCGGCGGCATCTGAAGATTATCTCCATTGACCCCGCGGGCTGTAATGATATGGACGACGCGTTAGGCATTCGCACGCAGAATGGGGAAATCATCTTAAGTATTTATATCGCCAATGTGCCGATGGTACTCGAGTATTTAAACCTCTGGTCATATTTGACCGACCGCATCGCCACCATTTATTTACCAGAGCATAAAATTCCTATGTTGCCGATTGCGCTCTCGGACAATGTCTGTAGCCTGCGCGAAAAGACCGACCGGATTGCCTTTGTTTTAGATGTTTATCTCAACCCGCACTATGTGGTGAAAGCGATAACATATACGAGTGCGATTATTCGGGTCGAGAAAAACTATACTTATGATTCGAAAGAATTGCTGGCCTGCGAGGAGTATAAAAACCTCTTGAAAACTACGAGAGAATTAAATCATACGCATTTGGGGTACGTGGAGAAAATTACCAATAGCCATGAAGTGGTCGAGTACTGTATGTTATTGATGAACCACGAATGCGCAAAAGTCTTGGAGAGCAAAAAAACGGGTATTTTCCGGTCGGCCGTAAAAAAGGCTGAGGAAAAAGAGGAACCGGAAAAAGAAACAACGACCGACTACGAATTTGCCCTGCCTGAATTAAACCACATCTTCCAACAGATGGTCGGGGAATATTGTGGATACCCGGACCGCAAGCCGCATGCGCTCATTGGTCCTGGTTTAAAGAGTTATGCGCATGTCACCTCGCCCATCCGGCGGCTCGTCGATGTTGTGAATATCTTTGTGCTGCTTGAAGATAAATTTCCATGGACGGCGGAGGCGAAAGCATTCGCGAGTAAATGGCAAGGCCAGCTGCCCACCATCAATGCGAAAACCAAGGCCATCCGGAAATTACAGAATGAGATGGCCTTGTTGGAAGCGTATGAAAAAAAGAAGGACCAGTTCTATAGGGGCATCGTCTTTCAGAAAACGACATGCAACAGCCCCGCATTATACAAATACCAGGCATATATACCGGAAACCAAGATGCTGACGACAGTGTATAGCGCGAAAGAGTATAAAAATTATGCGACGGTGAATTTTTCGGTCCATCTGTTTCTGGATGAGGCGAAAATGACAAAAAAGATTCGATTAGAGGTGTTATAGGGTGCCTCCGCTCCGCATGTAGAGGAGAGGCGAACGCCGGCTGATAAGTAGGCATAAAAATATACGAGCTATAATTTTATGCTAAAAAATACTCTCCCTGCTGAGCTAATTTAGCAGTAAAATTATAACCCGTATTGCTCTAGACGAGAATTGAACTCGCGATTATACCTTGGCAAGGTACCGTGATACCACTTCACCACTAGAGCTGATAGTTAGTGTATGCGATGTTTCTTTAAATACTTTTTGAGGTAAATATATTATAAATTATCCCGAATATAAATATAATAATCTTTTAAGGAAGGAAGGTACATGTCATTTTTATTTGAAATATCAAAAATGTTCTGTTTCAGCTCACCCTGTTGTAAATATGGATATATTACACCTAACATCATAATAACATCAAACCATACATGGTCGTTTGGAATGGTTCCTTTATAAAAATTACTTCGACCATAATCTATTATTTTTGGAATAATTCCGTGACTTTTAATAATAAATGTTTCCCCCTCTATACAATAATCAATGGTTCTTTCGTTTATAGAATCGATTAATAGATTTCCGGTATTGATATCTCCGTGATATATTTTATAGATTGAGGCTAATTGTATAATAACACAGGTTATTTGTAAAATAAGTGATTTAATTACATTTATCTCTTGATTTTTATTCAAAAAATCACTTATATCTCCATGTGCAATATAGTCGTAAACAAAAAAATGTAATTTATTTAAACCCTTGCCACAAAAACGTATTTGTTTTTTCATTTTTGTAATATATTTATTTTTATCATCATTGCATGAAAACTCACATATAAGCCGAGGTGTATTACGAAATCCAATGACTTCTTTCAATATAGTTAGTTCAATATGTAAATGTATATTATCTGCATCATATATTTTCACTACAACTGGTTTATCATAATCCTTTAATTCAGTTAAAGCTACATGAACGAAATCATCTTTGTGTGTAGAGGTTTCTTCTGCTGCTTTTAGTGTATGATAACCGAGCAAAAGATTTTTTCCACAATTTATTTTGTAGCTCTCCATACCGGCAATACGAGAACGAGGACATTTATGTAGTTTTTCAAAAACAGATATTTCCGTTGATTGGGGAGACCCTTTTTTTCTTGTTGTATTTTTTTTCAGTGTTGTTTTCTTTCTGGTTTTTGAATTATTCTTCATATTATAGTCATACATATTATATAAAAAAGAGGGAAATTAGTATATCTATTATTTTTGCTTGAACGACTTTATCGGCAAGACACATACCGCCCGAGCTTTTTATCGTACTCGTCCAGGTCATCGTAGTCGTCATCCGAAAGGGGGTCCCCCCCTTGGACCCCCCATTCGTACTCTTCTTCATATAGGGGGTCCTCGCCTTCAACCCCCGATTCGTATAGGGGGTCCTCGCTTTCATATAGGGGGTCACCCCCCTGCTCGTCATCTGCGGGGTGTTCTTCTCCTTCGTTTGAATCTTCTGTAAATTGCGCTTCATGGCATTCCCCTTTTGCTTTATACAGGGGGTCAGGGGGAGTATCCCCCTTTGCTTTATACAGGGGGTCAGGGGGAGTATCCCCTTTTGCTTTACATAGAGGGTCAGGGGGAGTATCCCCTTTTGCTTTATACAGGGGGTCAGGGGGAGTATCCCCTTTTGCTTTATACCGGGGGTCAGGGGGAGTATCCCCTTTTGCTTTACATAGGGGGTCAGGGGGAGTATCCCCCTCGTCATCACTTGAATCGTCCCAATTATCTTTGGTGTTTGCGCTCATTTTCTTTTCAGGTTTAAAAATGTTATTTTTTTATTAACATATTTCAATTTTATGTATATATATTATATATGTCAGACACATTATCTGAACTTATTAAAAGTAATTTATTAAAAATTAGTGCTGAACAATATGCAACATTTGGCGAGAAAGCTAAAAAAATGGTCGACGATGACGTAGGAATTATAAAAGATTCAATCGATAAGTGTTTCAATTATGTAAAAGACAATTGTCTGATAGAGCCTTTTACATTTAATAAGGGGAAAATGTATAGAGCAGGCTTATTAAAAGACCTTGATAAAAAGACACTTGAACCGCTTGGAAAAGCTATTAGCAAAAATTGTGGCTCTAAAGATGAGAATGAAGCGGTATGGTTTGCCAAAGAAGTGAAAGATGTTTATATACATAAGCGATTACAAAATTTGAACCCGGATGACCCAAGGTATGGAATAATATCATGTAAAAAAATCAACAATTCTTATGAAAAAGATGGTAAAACTGTAGATTTAAAATTTATAAATTTAAGTGACATCAAAACGGTAAAATGTAAGAATATTCGTCCATTAAATATATTAAATAAAGTACTTCAAACTCATTTTAATACTTGTTTAATGATACCGCTTCTGCGATTGTATAGCAGCAAATATTCATACGATAATAATTCTATTAAACTGATTGAATTTGATAATAAAGATACATACGCAGATAAAATCATCGATAAAAAGGTTCCTGGCTATCCTTGTGGCGGAGATGATAGTAAAAAGACCAGTATTAATAAGATATTTAAAGCTTGGAATTATTACGATGGTACGCGTAGTAGTTATTTTAATGAAGACCGTTTACAAATAACCGTATTATTTCAAATCATTGATATATTTAACAAATTGTTGGAAGAAAAGAATACTATAATATTAGGATGGGTCTGTGATGATGCCCCTACACCCAACTGTGATTTATTTCACGGCGAATTAGCAATAGCTATAAAATATCTACAAGAGCCATATAGAAACTGGATATTTTCAAAAGAAGATAGAAATTGTTCTTTATCTGTTTACACAATTGTAAGTGATAAATTAGTTAAACAAGATTTAGACCGTATTATAAAGGATAAGAAGGGTGGTGGGGGGCTGAAAAGACCATTTATAAATATAGAGGACAGTAACAATGAAGAGTCAGATGTAGATGAATATGAAGATAAAGAAGATGTAGAAGGAAGAGTGCCCGATATGACTGAACGTCAAACAAAAAGACGTAAAAGCAGTAGCCATAGTGATAACGTCCCCGATATAGATAGCCCGGGTAAAGTTATATTAGGTGATGATTTAAATAGTTATGAGGATGATGTTGAGGTAGAGGTTGATGATGCGGTTGTCCCAGATATTGACGAGAGAATAGCAGACATAAATAATTTTTTATTTTTTAATGATGAAAGTGAGATGGGGGGTGGAATTAGAAATAAAAAACGACGTGCTACTAAGAAACGGCGTGATACTAAGAAACGACGTGCTACTAAAAAACGACGTGCTATTAAGAAACGACGTGCTACTAGAAAGAAATATCACAAATAGCATCGTTTCACAAATAGCATCGTTCTACAAATAGCATCGTTCTACAAATAGCATCGTTCTACAAATAGCATCGTTCTACAAATAAAGCGATTGACTCGTCGCAATATATTTCAAAGTTAATCGCGGTATCTCTCGCAACTTCTCCAATAAAGCTATATTCTGTGTCAGCTCGCAAATGCGTTCAAATTCTAAAGCAATCGCATTGACCTTCAACAAGGCTTTCACAAATTCCCCGATAAAGATACCCACATAGTCCTTCACGGTTTGAATAATTAATTTACAGGTGAGCTCGTCTGGGCTATCACACCATTGTATGACATACGGCAATAAGTCGTACGTTATATCATAATTGGCGCCCGTGATTAAGAACGCGTCTTGTTCGGCTTTTAAATAGACGTCCAGGCGTTCTTGCATGTAGCCAACGAACTCGCGCATGGCGAGGGGACACGTATGAGAACGCAATTCATCGCTGACGGACAAAGGATAGAAACAACTGAACAAGCCGGCCAAATGCGCCGCATCGAGGGAGGCAAATTTATCCATACGCCAGTACAAATCCGTCATGGCGAGCGGATGCACTTCTTGGAGGTGCGCGGCAATACGGCCTTTCTCGGTTATTGTCATGCCTATTGTGCATGTGTCGACAGCAGTTGCGTTTGCTTCTACTGCGTTTGCTCCTACTGCGTTTGCAAATCCATTCTTTACCAAAATATACTGTAATTCATTCACCGTCACTGCCATATAGTTGATGGTATTTTTTTTATGGTACTGGGTTTCCGTGTGTTTCTTTTGCGCCTCCGCGAGGGCCTCTAATTTGGGCAATTCATTCAACAGGAATTTATGTTGAGTTTCCAGCGCGGTCATTTCGACCCGAGCCTTTTTCCGCGCCGCATTTGCCAGCAAGTTCAAGCTTGATTGAATTGCCTTATAACGTTCTAATGCCGGTAGTGGTGTCCGCGCCAACATCAATTGGGCTTCCTTGGCTTGAATTGCCAGCACATCTGTTGCTTCTTCTTTTTCATAGCCTCCCAGCTCTTTTTGAATATCAGCCGATAGCATACTCTGCTCCATAAAAGCCAGCATATCTTGCTTAGCCTCTACCATTGCCAAGGCCAAATTAAAGGATATTTTAAATTTCGAGGTCAATTTCTGAGGCGGGCCTGTGAGCATGTGTTTATACTCGCTGTTGGTCGGCAGTTCAAAGAGATTGACGCAGTGAAAGACATGCCCTAGGGTATCGAGCCCGCGCCGCCCCGCGCGCCCCGCCATTTGCGTATATTCGTGCGGATAAAGTAAGCGCATCGTCGAGCCATTAAATTTCGTTAGGCCGGCGAAAATCACCGTCTTGGTAGGCATATTGAGGCCGACGGCGAAAGTCTCGGTGGCAATAAGAAGGCGAATGAAACCTTTTTCGAATAACAATTCGACCATTTCGCGCAAGACGGGAATAATGCCTGCGTGGTGAATGGCAATCCCCTTTTCCAATAACCCGACTATGGTTTTGTACTCGGTTAGGTCTAAATATTCTTGGTAGTTGGGCAATTTGCTGGCCAAGATGTGGCGACATTCTTTCTCCACCAAGGCCGGTAGGCCACTGTCGTCTTCAAAAAGACTGAAATTAATGTCTTGGGCGGCCTGCTCGACGTGTTTGCGCGAGAAGACGAAACAAATAGCGGGCAACATCTCTTTCCCTTTCAAATGCCGTAGCAAATCACCGAGGACATACTGGCGTTTGATATACGTATTATTTTTTGAGAGATAATCAAGGACATCTTTCATTTTATAATAATTGGGTTCGTTGAAGACGCCGGCGGAGCTGGCAATGAGGATGGGTTGCTGGCGCAACTCTTCGATTTTCTTTTCGTAGGGACCCTTCGCGGACTTTTTTACCACCCCCTCGTTAACCGAAAGCCACATATAATGCGTAAGGGGCACAACGCGGGTATAGGTGGGAGCCAAGTACATCTTTTTTATATTCAGCTGCCCTTGCTGCTGCGCTTGCCCTATTTGCTGCTGCGCTTGCCCTATTTGCTGCTGCGCTTGCTTCGTTTTCTCGGCTTCAATCCACCCCGCAAAATCCTCCGGACGGTCAATTGTTGCCGAGAGCATCAAGAGCTGGACCTGCGGCGGCAGCATTAAAATGGCTTGCTCCCAGACTGAACCGCGCTCGGCATCATTGATATAATGCACTTCGTCAAAAACTACAGCGGCCAGTTCGGTTTCAAAATCCATTTCAAAGAGGAGAGGCAATCGGGCTTCATCGTGAGTGGCATTGATTTTCTTATTGAGTAAGGTATTGCGCAAAATCTCGGTCGTCATAATCAAGACATCAGCCTCGGGATTATCCTTGCAGTCGCCGGTGAGAATGCCGAAGGAAATATGCGGGAATTTCTTGCGCATATCGTAGAGTTTCTGATTCGATAAGGCTTTAATAGGCGAGGCATAAATCACCTTTTTCTTCTGCTTTACAAAATAGTTGATGGCAAATTCGGCGGGTAAGGTTTTGCCCGATCCGGTATGCGCGGTGATTAAGACATTGTCGCCATCGACGATGGCCTTGATGGCCCACTTTTGAAAATCACTTAGAATCAGTCTCCATCCGTGGCGCATGTAAGCTTCAATACTGTAAATCTCGTCGGAAGCTGGGTAAGGCATATCGCAAAGAATAACCATGATGTTTAAGATTTGAGAGAGTTATATACTCTTAGCAGTAAGAATTTAAATCAATTTTTATATGTAATTAGATGTAAATGGCCCGCGTGATTGTGGCGGGAAAATATCAACTCTTGAAAAAAATTGGAGAGGGTTCGTTTGGAAAAATATTTTGGGGGGAAACCCCCCACGACCCCCCATCGCACCCTAGGGTACCACCCTCTGTTGCGGATTTCACTCCTTCTAGTGGGATACTCATTACAAATGGGGGGGCATGCAAAGCAGTCCCCCGTGCTATAAAAATAATGAGTTCATCGCATATTGAGGTCTTTCAAAATGAAGTGGCCATGTATGAAAAATTAAGAGAGATAAAAGGTATTCCCACCCTATATGAGTCCGGCATTGAAGGCAAATTTAATTATATCGTGATGGATTTGCTCGAGCAATCTTTAGAAGAAGTACATAAAAATTATGGAGACCAAATGTCTTTAAAGGTTGTCCTCCATTTAGCCCAGCAGATGTTAACCATCGTGGAACAAATTCATGCGTACGGGATTGTTCATCGGGATTTAAAACCGGCGAATTTTCTTTTGAAAACAAATGCGCAGCAGGTGAGTGAGTTGTATTTAATTGATTTTGGGTTGGCCAAGTGTTTTCTGGACGAAAAAGGGCGGCACTGTGCCATTAAAACAAACGAACATATCGTCGGCACGACCCGCTACATGAGTGTTAATACGCATCACGGTTTGACGGCTAGTCGGCGGGATGATTTAGAATCGCTGGGGTATATCATGCTCTTTTTATACCACGGCGAGTTAAGCTGGCAGAAGCAAACGGCGGTGGTGGAATTAAAACAAAAGTTGGATTTTCACAACAACAATATCGGCGAATTTATCTTGTTCGTTCTCTATTGTCGAAATCTCGGTTTTGCGGATAAACCCAATTATGATTATTTGCGCGGTATGCTCCTAAATTTAAATAAAATAAATACTTAAAGATAGGTGGTCTTATAAGAGTATATACAATGGCACCTACGACAGCACCCACAACGACTGAAACGACCGCAAGCACAGCAGCGACTGAAACGACCGCAAGCACAGCATCACCTGTAACAAGCGGACGCGTGAAGTGGTTTAACAACAAGGCCGGGTATGGTTTTATTACCGTAAATGACTGTGAGACAAATGAAGAGCGCGATATTTTTGTTCACCATAGCGAGATTAAGGTGGAGCAAACCCAGTATAAGTATCTGGTACAGGGCGAATACGTTGAGTTTGTGATTGGCGCTATTGCCCGGGAAAATAACATTGATGCTCATGCGACCAGCGTGCGCGGTATTAATGGGGGAAAGCTAATGTGTGAAACCCGCAATGAGGTGCGTTCGTATCGAACGGGGGAGCAGCCGAGACAAACGCGACCGACACAAGCAACGCAGGCACACGCGCAGCAGACACAAGCGCAGCAGACACAAGCGCAGCAGACACAAGCGCAGCAGACACAAGCACAGCCGAGACAAGCAACGCATAGAGAAGCAACACAAACAAGGCAGCGGCGCCCCCAGCTGGAAAAGGCTGACCAAACGGAGTGGATGGTCGTCCCTCGCCGCCGGACGGAGACCACTGGCTCGAGACCCGTCAAGCAGCGCCAACCCGCGATTGAAATCGCAAATTAAATATTATATTTTATAAAATTGATTTTAAAATATAATAAAAATAAAGACATTAAAAACATGTCAATAGAATCAAATACAATGGAAGAAAATGTTATTGTATGTGAGCCACCCAAAATACTCGACATTGATTCACAGTTTAGCACCATACAACAAAGTCTCACGAAATTTAAAACGTATGTATCAGATATTCAACAGCAATTGCGGACCTTGGAAAAATCGGTGAAAACTGCGAAAAAGGAAGAAAAAAAAGTTAGCGAAGCAAAGGTAAGCGAAGCAAAAGTTAGCGAAGCAAAGGTAAGCGAAGCAAAAGTAAGCGAAGCAAAAGTAAGCGAAGCAAAAGTTAGCGAAGCAAAAGTAAGCGAAGCAAAGGTAAGCGAAGCAAAAGTAAGCGAAGCAAAGATAACGCGGCAATCTAAAATGAACGGCTTTGATATTCAGCAGAAAATAACACCCGCATTATGTGCTTTTATGAAACTGCCGCCAGACAGCACTACCACGCGCAATGCCGCAACTCTCTATATCACCGAGTATATTCGCTTGAACAAACTGCAGGATATGAATGACCGTAAACGTATTCATTTAAATGAGGAAATGGCGACCTTGTTCAAGTTAACGGATACTAAACTGACGTATTTTAATTTACATAAACATATAAGCGCGCATATACTTTGAAAAGTATTTAAATTTATAAAACCAAAATTCAAATACTTTTTTCTATAGAAAAGCCCACACGTATGGCAAGGCTCATCATAGCAAACGCCACAAGTATGGAAAAAATAAACGCCGCTGCGCCCCAGAAGCCCGCCCCTGCTATTTTATAAAAGGGATTCAAGGTCGGTCCAAACACTTCCATTTTATAAATAAGTATATCCATAAGATACCCGATGGGAAAGGCCACTAAAATAAACTTCGGCAACTGCTCAACCGTATATGGATGCGAAAATTTAAAAACAAAATGCGTTATTACCATCGTATAAAGGATAGCTGCGACAATGGTTAGCCCAGCATTCGCTGCGGATACGATATCTCTCACTAGAGCATTGTTAATACCCGGTCGCAAGAAATAAACTTTCAGGGCTTTAATCGAATCGGGCGCATACGTTTGTCGGGATAAATAGTTTAAAATGATATCAGAAAAAAAGCCAATAAAAAAATAAAGAGTTATTATTTTTTTATGTAACATATATTATACCTATATATTTTTTTATAGTTCAATCCATGTGCCTAGCTTTTCAATCCATGTGCCTAGCTTTTCAATCCATGGTCGGGAAAACCACCGGCAATTGGTCGGTCACATAAAACGCCACCCCTTCTTTGGTCCAACTCACCACCAACGGCACGACGCTAACACCCCATTTCACCGCATTGATGACCGCCGCTCGATAGGCATCGTTATAGGCTGAAAACTGGAGCCGGTCTATGTCCGTCCGTTCAATCACGTACCCGAGTAAACAGCGGGTAACGGATTCTTTTTTTATGGTTGTTAATTCCCCGATTTTCCGAACCAGTTCGGCCGTTTCTTCTTCCCCGCAATTTTTTGCCGGAAAATAAGCCGTCTTTGAATTGAAGTAGTGGTCTTCTTTGACCCTTTTACCATGGGTATAATCCGCATAAGGCACGTTATTCACTTCCATCACAAAGGGAATGCCATCGGTACAGAACCCTACAAAACTAAAGCTCGAATCTACCTTGCCTTCGAGTTTCATATAAACATTGCGTTTAAACTGCTTCACTGGAGGCAAGGCTTTCATCAGATTCTTTTCAATCGCGCTTTCCATCACTTCAATCGCAATTTTCGGATTAATCGCAATAAATTGTTCGTTGTCATCATCGTCGTCTGAGAAATCGGATGAATCCGAGTCAACCGTTCCATCCGGTTTGGGCTCCTTTATCTTTTTCGGCTTGGGCGGCGGCTTGGGGTCATTTTTATGAAGGTTTATTTCGCGGAAAATGGATAAGAATATAGTATGCGTGAATGTCTCGCCATTCATTTGGTCTAAAATATACTCTTCTTCTTCATCCGGAGGACAAGGTGCGACTAATATATCCCAGCCGGATTCAGATATACCATCGCCATCGTAAGACGGGGTATGCGCCACAATCTCCCGATTATCTTTTAATATTCGAATATCAGAAAGGCCTTGAATTCGCGGAAATCTTTTTGACGGCCGACTGAGCAACTGCGCTTCGGTAATTCCTACGATTTGTAAAACAAATTGGCCTGACGTCATCTTTACAGTTATTTAATATACAAGAGTTATTTTTAAATCTAAATCAATTTTTTATATATATACATATACACATAAGTAATACCTATATAAATAGAAGTATTTCTAATATAACAATGTCAAATAGCTTTCCTGAAATTGTCGAGCGCGCTTTAAATGTGGTGAAAACAAACCCGGATTGGATAGCTTATGTGAAAGCATTCAACCACCCCGCCGGTTTCCTTTTCTGTGATGATAAAATACTGGATGACATCGCAGTGGCCGTTGATAAGGAAAATCCGGTACATAGCGGGTCTACCATCGCCTTGTGTTTACAAAAATGTAAAATAATATTGAATAACTTATAGCATACCTTATAGCATACCTTATATCATAAAACATTTTTTATCGACACATTTATCACAGTTCCCTTTACAAGTAAAGATGGGTTTTATAATTCGATTGCCACTAAGGTCGGTATCCATTGTATATATATTTAATAAGTATATATTAAGAATGTTTAAATACATCGATGCTTAGATATAAAATGGCACACGTCGCAAAAGGTTTATTCGAGACTTATCGCAAAAGTTTGTATGTGGTCGTACCTTTTACGACCTGTGTTGGGTTTTCCTCCGGCCTAATCGAAATTTTTACCAGCGAAACGAAAGTATCACCACTCCAGGTTTTTACGGATATTATTGGTTATACCACACTCGGGTCTTTAACCGGCGTGACCTATCCCCTAACTTTTCCGGTCATACTGAAAACGGTTATCAGTAATTAAGGATATAAACAGAATATGTTATTCTCTTTATAAAATATGGACATTCATCATCTCTTGCACGCATTAAACAATGACAATAACGAAGCGGTGGTAGATTTAGATTATGCGACGATTGCCAAACAGAAAAATGACCTCCTCCAACAACTCAATTTACCGAGAGAAGAATTAGTTGCGTTATATAAAAAATTAAAAGCGTATCGGTGTGTAAATACCTTGGAGGATTTGCGGTTTGGGGGCTATGTGCGCTGGATTTCTTTAAAAAACCCGGCAGTCATCAAATTGACGAATGGGGGTATTGTCTGCGATATCAAAAACATCAATGACGATATTCACGTGAAATGTAAAAATAGGATGAATATGATTTTTCAGTTGAAAATGTCTGAGGTGTTGCTCTTTCAAAAAATGAGTGAGCAGGAAGAGGTTATTTTGAAGGCCTTGAAGTACTTAGGGGGGTAAACCCCCCTACAACCCCCCTTAGCCGAGAGGTTAGGGGGCGGAGGTGGCGGGCGGACGCATTCCATAACACTATATCTATTTAATATTACCATTCAGAATTATAATATATAGCGCCTAAATAATCCAGCCATTCTTCTAATGTAAACTTTATAAAATCCGTAGGAAGTAAATAATTTTTATATTCCATATCAAACCCAAGAGAAGACATTTCATAGTAATGACCTTCGGCAGATTTCATAATATTTAAAAACTCTTCAATAGTGTGAATTTCTGATTTGTTTGCGCCTATTCCATCATAAACAATATATGGCATAGTATATAAATATAGTTATTCAATTATATTTATATACTATTCGGCGTTTTACTTGCTACGCAGATAAAGGTGTAAAAGGGGAACGCGTCCGCCCACCGCCTCCACCGAACGCATCCACCACCCACCTCATCCACCACCCCTCTTCACCTCTCGGCTAAGGGGGGTCGTAGGGGGTGCTAACCCCCTAACCTAAGCTATACTTATCCTTATCCTCTGCCTCTGCTTTCTTCATAAAATCATTGGCAATCGTTTGCCCCACCTTTTTTAGCATTCCCTCTTTCAACAACGGCATTAGATTAATGAGATAAGTGGAGAGCGCATGACCCCAGTACGCGCATGTCTGGCCTTGAACTTGCCCCACCATTTTCATGATTTGCGCAACAAATGCCGCACTCGAGACATGAAACAGCGTTCCAGTCAAGCATTCCGTATTTTTTGTAATCACCGCGCCTGGTGTGATGTTTAGGATATCAAATTGTCCCTGGTATTCTTTGTAGATAGAATTAGCCTGGTAAAAGCCAAAAGCGTTCGCCGCCTCATACACACTCAAATACGGCACACTGATTTCATTCGATAAAGTCACCCCAAAGAGAAAATTCGGGTGCATACATTGGGCAGTAATATTGATTAAAGCGCTCTTTTTATCAGTTCTTCGCAGAAAAAACGGTATCGCCATATGCGTCAAGCGGCTCTGAACCATTGTCCCAGTCGCAATCACGTCCCGAATATAGTCCGCATTCATTTCGTGATAAGGATTCCAGCCGACCCGATGCCCCACATTATTCACTAGAATGGCTAAATCATCGCCCAGCACATCAAATGCTATTTGAATGTCAGCGAAGAAATCATCTTGGAAAGCTTGGCGAAAATCCTTGTATAATACTTTGGTTTGTATATGCGGATACAGTGCCGCAATTTGGTTAACTGTTTGGTCGGTGCGCATGGAACCAATCAGTAAGAGATTAAACCCGCGCTGGGCGAAGGCCAAGGCTAAATCATAGCCCTGCCCACTCGAAGCCCCGGTAATGACAACCCAACTCCCCATGCCATCTCTTCCGGTGCCATATCTCTCAATTAAATCTAATTCACTAAGCAAAAAATACTTGCGAAAGCCTTGGAGACCGGCTATAAGGAGTAAGAGGAGTTGAAAAATAATAAGCGATAATAATATCAATATAATTTTTGACATATACTATACACCTACTTTTTCGACAAAAAGCTTCCGCGTCCCTTTTTTCGGCAATAATTTTACCTTTTTCTTACAGGTAAATTTAAATACTTTCAGATTCTTCTTCTTTAAAACACTATTGTAGCAAACGGCAATGGCGCGTTTCTCTCCCATGCCGGCGCTCTTGCCCCTAATATTCTTTATACATTTACAGAGTTTAACGGCTAGGTAATGTTCGGCCTTTTCTTTAATAGCCTTGTTCGTTAAAGTTGAAGTATCTACCTTGTAAAATTTCAATATGTTTTTATAGTCACTATTAGTTAATTTCATTTATATATATTAGCTATAAATATTAGATATATGTGGAAATGGATACTGAATAAATGGACCCTGACGCCCATGATAAAAATCACATTTCTCCTTCTGCCTATCCTCCTTCTGCCCGTATTGTTTTATTCGAAAAATATATTATCATACGTTATTACACAGGTGTCTAATATGAATAAGCGTAATAGCAATAAGCCATTAAAAATAGTTGTGTTTGACCTGGATGAAACGTTAGGATATTTTACGGAAATTTCCATTTTTTGGGATGCCTTAGAACAATTTTATGGGCATAATTTATTCAGTGACAAATTTTTTGAGGTGCTGAATGTCTTCCCCGAGGTCTTTCGCCCTAATATGTTGAAAATATTAGCTGTACTTCAGCAGAAAAAGAAAAATAAAAAGCTATATAAAATTATCATCTATACAAACAACCAAGGGCCCAAGAGTTGGGTAAATATGATTAGTGACTATATCAACTTAAAGACCGGAAATACCGTATTTGATACTATCATCGCTGCGTATAAAGTAAGAGGCAAACAAATCGAGCCAAAGCGAACGAGTCACGAAAAAAGTGTAACCGACCTCACGAGTTGTACGGCTATTCCAGCCAATACCGAAATTTGTTTTATCGATGATTTGTACCATCCTTTAATGGATAAAGATAATGTCTATTATATAAATATTAAACCCTATCGTGTTTCGCTCCCTTTTGAAGAAATGGCTAGTCGATATTATGAGAAGGTACTGAAAAATACGACGCCGATTATTAAAAATGATTTTGTCACATATATGGTCGGCATTATGAAACAGTATAATTATATGGTTTTAAATAAGAGTGACGAAGAAGAAGAGGTAGATAAGATTGTTAGTAAAAAACTATTAAGTAATTTAGAAGATTTTTTAAAGACCGACCGAAATCATAGTACGCGAAAAAGACGGAGTAGGAGGGTAAAATCAATGCGAAATAATATATAAATGAAATAATGTATAAATGAAATAATGTATAAATGAAATAATATATATAACGAATATATAACAAATATGGAACGCATAAAGCAAGGCAGCCAGCGCACGGAAGAAATAAATGACCGAATATCTTATCGCAATATGCCATCATCCGCTTTACAGCCACAATTTACTATGCGCCCGCTCTCCAGCAAATATGCGAAATTGCCCATAGTGGATAGACACGAAAATCATATGGTGCCGATACAAGTTCTCCCCTCATATGACATTGGCTCAACGTTTAATCCAGGAAATGCCCAAGCGCCATGGAGTGGTTTTGCGTCGAATATCAACGATGAATCGCGCTTAAGAAACCAATTTCATGCGCTTCAGCGAGGCGCCGGACAAGGATACTATATTCCGGCCAAAACGAGTGACTTGTATAATAAAGTCATCTTATCGGATGAGGTTGCGCCGCAACAACCCTTCCCCTCGCTCTTTACTCCATGTGCCTTCGAAGAATTTAATCCTTGCCCGGCTGGGTTGGGGGGTAATTTTTTTGAGAATTTCACTCGACAACAACTAAAGGAATTTGCTTAAACACTTTTTTATAAAAGATTGTATATAAAAGAGTATATATAAATGGGTAAAGCAACATATACGAGTGATGGAACGTTTATACCAATAGATGGTATAACTACCTACAATTTTGTTGTTATTGGAGGTGGAGGAGGAGGCGGGGGAGGGTATGGAATATATACTTTAGGTGGAGGAGGTAGTGTATTCAAAGTAACATATAATAATATCTCCAGTTCTTTGGAAGTAAAAATTGGAGGTGGAGGAATAGGAACAGTATTTGGTGGTAACGGTGCTGGTCTCACACAAGTGTATAATAGTAATATAAGTATAATTGCAGGTGGAGGCGGTGGAGCTTCATCTGACCATAATGGTGGGTCAAATAGCAATGGTGGAGGTATTGCAGGTGGTTTTTATCCTTTTAGTTATGTTGGTGGTCTTGGTGGTGGTGTTGATGGCGGTGCTGGAGGAATCCCTGAAGGTGGTTCGGGGATAATAGGTACTAGTTTTATCGGCGGTGGTGGGGGAGGCGCATCTAATCTTGAAGGAAACGGCGGTAATGGTGGAGATGGTGGAACATTCAATACTAGTACTAATTTAACCGGTGGTGGTGGTGGTGGCGCAGGAATTTTCAATGGTATAACTGGAATTGGAGGCAATAATGGAACAAATGGGGGTGGGGGGAAGGGTGGGGTTGGTTGTGGGGGAGGGGGTGCGGGTGTTTCCGGTGGAGGTGGCGGGGGGTCGGGCGAAGATGGGGCAGGTGGTGGAGGTGCGGGCCGATCAGGCGCAATAGGTAATGGGTCAAGCTCTGTATCAATGTCTAGTGCGCCTGATTTTACATATGGAATCTATGGACGTGGAGGACAACTAGGAGATAACGGGCAAGATGGGTATGTAGAAATTTCTTGGGAAGATATACCAACCTCTGATATATGTTTTCCTGCTGGTACACCAATTGACACAGACCAAGGAGTTGTATCTATCGAACAGTTAAATACAAACAGACATTCTATAAACGGACAAGTTATTCGTTGCATAACCAAAACAGTAACGCTAGATAAATATTTAATCCGTTTTGAAAAAGATTCTATTGAAAAGAATGTTCCAAATAAAACAACGGTCATGTCTAAAAAACATAAAATACTATACAAGGGACAATTAGTGTCAGCGTATAGATTTCTTGACATGTCTTCTAATATAAAAAAAGTAGCATACAGTGGAGAAATATTATATAATATTTTATTGGATAAGCATTCTGTCATTCAAGTCAATAATCTTACATGTGAAACACTACATCCTAATAATGTAATTGCAATATTATATCGTTATGGGTTTAGTGAAGAATCCAAACAATATGTAAAAACCATCACTAATAGAAAATATAGAGCAACAATAAATAAAAGTATTATAAAATAGGTTTTCAATTCTTGTTCGCACAATTCATTTTATACACATCATTTAGATATGTTTCTTCTGGTGATTGTCAGTTAGATACTTGTTCAAAGTGTTGTAATCCAATAAGGATTTTATCTACACGTTACACCTTCTATTTTTTTATAGAAGTTGTAATGTAAAATGAATGTTGATATGAAATCCGCCGATATTAAAACAACTGATGCGATAGCGAAACCTGATGCGATAGCGAAACCTGAGCCGAAAATGAATATCGAAGACAGTGCTTCTTTAATCTTCTTTACTAATCCGCACTATTTGAATATCTTACAACAAAAGAAATTATGTAACATAAAAGATAATGCCGAAGAAATCAAGTTTTATAGAAAACGGATTGTATCTCTCTTCAAAGAAATTTTAAAGGGCACGGACGAAGCAGTAAATCGAGAAATTAAGGAAATACATGGCCTCTTTGTAAATACCGCTATTCGCTATTTTCAAATGATGGATAAGAAGGATATAGTACAAGGGCAGCATATGGTTTCAACCGAGCATATGGTTTCAACCGAGCATATGGTTTCAACCGAGCATATGGTTTCAACCGAGCATATAGCCGAAAATGGAGAAGAAACACCCGAGGATATATTGAATGGCATTGGCGGTCCAGAACTCTATTCAATCGAGGAGGCGGATGATTTAATGATGCGTAAAACAATTTCTCTCGCCAATTTAGATAATTATGTTATTACCAAACACGACACGTCTAATGAAACGCGCATTATTCCCCTGAAACTAGATATGGATTTAAAGGCCACTGAATTCAAAACCAAGGGGGTCGTTCAGCGGAAAAAAATAAAATCAAAAAATAAGAAAGAAGATTTATCTAAACAAATAGTAGGAAATGAAGATAAAAATGGGGGGGAGGAAAACGCATAAAAGGCGTAGCAAGAAAATAAGGCGGAGCAAAAAAATAAGAAAGAGCTACAAAAGGCACATAAGAAAAGGCGGCCAAAATAGTAAAGGCTTTTCCAAAGTGCAGTGCGCCCCGAAAGCCAATAACGAAATCCAAAATTTTAGCTGTTATAGCAAAGAGGCGCTTTTTAAAATGCGTGACCTCTGGAACAAACGGCACATTGATTCGCCCATAGAAAGTACCATACCGAAAGACATTTGGGAAAAATTAAAAAATAAAATGGAAGATGCCTGCCATTCCGAGGCCTGCTGGTTGAAACAAAAGTTTATGGAAAATAATTTAAATGATGAATTAGTAAGCTATACGTTTGCCCCTAAATCGCCCGTAAAATGGAAAGAAAATCATACCACCTGGTTAAACAGTACGGATATTGAAAAGGTCATGAAACAATACGAACATACCTACCCTTGTTTTCGCTTTATTGGGCCCACGCCGATTGATTTCGATAAGCACCTCTATGACAATAAATGCGTCTGGGATGATTTATGTACCTTTGACTTGGCGAAATTTGTGAAAGAGGGTATTAGTAAAATTGGTATTATCTTTAATACGGACCCGCACGATAAAAGCGGCGCGCATTGGATATCACTTTTCATTAATCTCAAGAAAAAATTCATCTTCTTCTTTGATAGCAATGGCACGAAAATACCCAAAGAAGTCAAGGAGTTCAGTAACCGGGTTATTTCGCAAGGATTGACCTTAGAAAAACCAATTGATTTGACCTTTGACCAAAATGCGCCCTTTGTCCACCAAGAAGGCAATACCGAATGCGGCATGTACTCGCTCTATTTAATTGTCACCTTGCTGCGCGATGCCCACACATATGATTTCTTTAAAACGACCAAAATAAGCGATGCGGCGATGGAAAAAATGCGCGACCGGTATTTTAATCATGATTTATAATTTCCGCAATTATAAAATATTAGTTCGTTATATTAATGGATTCGAATAAAGTACGTTTAATTGATGTATTCATCACAGGGCCATTACAAATAATTATATCAACCTATATAACAACCTCGCCATTATTGCGTTATTTTATGTTAATTACAGGTATATCAAGTATAATATACAATGGACATAATTTTTTATTATTTGATTCTGTCTTAAAAAAACCTTTACCCATATTAAATAATTTCGTTCATTTTGAACATGGAAAATATCAATCACATAGATTATATAATTTAACGATTATGTATCCTATTTTCATGTATGTCTTATTAAATATTGTTATGCCATTTGAATTACGTATTTTATTATTAATTAATATTGTGGTTGGTTTTTTATACAATTTATTTTATTATAATTATTATAAAAATAATCTGGATTTAAAATATCAAAAGGTGTAAAGGCTTGGCATTCATTCAATATATGTATAAATAATAATATAAAAATTACACCATTTTTATACTATATGACTAGTCAGCAATTACACGGATACGAGAAACAAGGATATGAGAAACAACTCTATGAAAAACAACTCTATGAGAAATTTACATCCAACCAAAATAAAGGCATGGTCTGGAGCTTACTATGCGCCGACATTGATTTTAAAACAATACCAGAGCAGAAAGCAAATATTGTAAAAAAGGATTTTGACCAAAAAATAGAAACAATCGCCCGCCAAATAACTCCCGCAGACAATCTGCTCAATTTATGTAAACGGATTATTAGTGAGATGATTAATGATATAGATAAATATAAAAACCCTGAAAAAATGACACTGGGTTATAATGCGGCCGAAATATCACAAAACCGGCAAAAAATGTTTCAGGAGGAATTAACGATGAAAAAAAAGGATTTTGAAACTTTTAATGCGCCGCCGGCGCCAGCGAAGATAGATTTTGCGGATAATTTGGATTCACCTATTGGCGAGCTGGATAAAATGCTGGCCGACCAAATTGCGTTGAGAGAAAAACAATTAAATATGGTATTAAACACACAGGATAAAGAGGCGGCGAGTAAATGGATACAAAACGAAGGAAAAAAGCCAGAAGAACCGCCGAAATTAAAAATTGGCGAAGAAATTGTGAGAGATACAAAACTTAAAAAGGTTAATTTTGCGGATACTTTATCAAATGATGATAATGATTTTATGGCCCTTTTAAAGAAAACCACGCGGACAGAAACCACGCGGACAGAACCAAGCGCAAATATAAAAGATACCGATACTCTATTGCGAGAGATATTAAATAAACAAAATCAAATATTGGAACTACTTACTAAAAAAATATAAAATATAAAATTATACAGCTTAAATATTGGATTTGTATGTATCATAATATGAATGATGAAGACTATATTATGATGGACGATTGCTGTATGAAAAAAACTGTGAAAGATTTGGCCAAGACCTGGCTTGATAATTCTTTAACCGACCGTGAGGTAGTTTTGGTATGTATCTATCAAGGTGCGATTACAAGTGCGCTCTGTTTTGCGATAATTGATTATCAGATTGCCGCGCGGTGTCTCAGCTGGGCTTTTATTGAGTTCATAACAATGAAATTTATAATAATGATATCCTTATTTATCAATACAATGATAGTGTTACAAACCATCCAAAATTTAGAAATGGTCGCATACGCGCTAGCATGTAAATGTGACTATCGAGAACATCCGGAATTAATAGAACATTAATTATATTTACTTTCGATGCTTCTTAGACTTCTTATGCCTGCGAGATTTGTGCTTCTTATGCGTATGCTTCTTAGACTTTCTCATCCGCCGTGTTCCTCCAAAACTAATGTCAGGCAGTGGAGGTGCGATGGGGTCGAGAAGGACCTGTGGCCGCTGGCCGCGGGGAACTCCACGGTGGGAGCGGGAACCCCGAGGGGGGCGCACTGCTATGTTCCCTTTCGGTATTTTACCCATATTTTTCTTAATGCTATATAAAATAAAACTCAATTGCTGGTCTGTTATCTTGCCCGTATTAAATAATTGTTCAGCTGCCGTTCGAAAATTATTTAATTCATCCTGACCGTATTTACTATCATTCATATCTTTCACCATAGCTGATGCGGCGGTATCATTAGTGTTACTTTGTATAAACGCATTCTCATAGGTTTCTTCCTCCATTTCTCTATATTCTCTCACCAGAAATTAAATAAACTTTAAATTATACGTCGCGTCCTTCCCTTTCCCTTGAATAATTAAATCCGCCACCTTGACCGGATTATTATTTTTATAACTGTCTAAATCATAGACTTCATTCGTTTCTTTATTTAACGCATATTTTGTGCCATTCACATCTACTTCCTTCGCCTTCCAGCGCACAACCTTTTGATTTTTATCCGCAATCGCATCCGACTGTTCCCCCTCAAACGAGAGATTGGTCGCGAATTTGTTTGCGTTATTCGACCCAAACGTAAAACATTGTAATTTTTCGCTCGCATTCGATTTTAAATGTAGCGCACAATCAATCGCGGCCTCTTTGACCGCGTGTAATATACTTGAGGTGATTTCTTCTTTGGCGGAAGCAATCTCATACAATGTTTCGTCAGTTGACACCGGCGTTATATCATCCTTGCGGCTTTTATCTTTCAAACGCAATTCAATGGTATCATCGCTGCTCAATTGTTTTTCGCTCAAGGTCATGATGTAGAGGAATACTTTCACAGTCCGCAAGAGTTCGGGCAGCCCTTGGTGACTACAGATACGCCGCGCGCGGCCAATGACCTGCTCCGTCCGGACGGGATGCCAATAAGGCTCGGTGATATGGACATACCGCACATTTTTCAAAGAAATACCTTCGGCGCCAGATGAGGTAATCATTAACACTTTGATAATCTCGCCGAGGGTATTGTTGGGCGCAATTTCTTTGAGTTTCCGCACGATGGGTTCCGGCACATATTTCCACGCATTATTCAAGACATTGCGGATGATTTCTTTCTCCTCGGGGCTTTCCGTGCCCGTATAGAGTGCGAATGTGGGTTTCCCGGCCTCACTTTCGGGAATAGCCAGCTCCCAGCTTTCGCCGACCTTTTTAATTTTGAATTGGGTGAACCCATTCGCCTCTAAGATGAGTTTTAAAATCCCAATGCCTTCAAGGGCGCGAAATTGCGTATAAATCAAGTGGATGCCTTCGTGGTCTTCGTCTTGTACATTTTCCAGGATATGAAGAAATTTCGGGCTGTAGACTTGTAAGCCTTCCGGGGACAGATATTTATTGGCGTCTTTTTCCAGCGCTTGTAAGGCGCGGTGTATGCGTTCTTTGTAAGAGATAAGCTCTGTGGCCGCTTGCTCGCCTTCCCCCTCGCCTTCGCCTTCGCCCTCCCCTTCGTCAAAGGCTTCATCGCGCTGCGCTTTTTCTTTCGCGGAAACCGCGTCGAGCGCATCTTCATTGACACTAGTAATGGCTTCTGCCAAATCAACTTCTTCGCCTTTCTTATTTTTTTTGTCGGGCATCGGGCGCGCAATGGCCGGGCGCGGAAAAACAAAATTACAAAAAGCCCGCGAAAAAATGCGATAGGTCGAGGTAGTGTTTTCGTATAACCCTTCGACGCCCGGTTTTTTATGTTTCTTACTCTTCGCATTTTTTTTCTCTTGATTGCGTTCTTGGACCCGAGCTTCTTCATAGACCCCGAACTGAAAATCACTCATCTCGATTTTAATGACCTGAAAATCGGCCGGGTTTTCTTTTTTGTAACGCGGCATTAAACTTTCTTGGGCGCTGCGAAAATAAGACGTCAAGCCGAGGATACGCCGTTTAAACATATTCATATTTTTTAAAGCCCCGTTCTCTTCAATGAAATAGTTTTTGAATTCATCGAGTGTATCTGGTAAGGCCTTGTACTCATTCAAGCTGACGCCTTTGGGCATTACTTTAATGCTGTTTTTCCGGAGAATGTCGGTCACGAGTTCCAGAAAAGTCTCGTCGCTGATTTCGCCGCGTTCCCCGACCTCGTATTTCACCCCGGCATACGTCTCTTCTTTCCCAGTTTTATTGACAAAACCGAACGGGTTGCGCGTGATGACGAGCGTCGTGGAGGTCGAGTTATACTCTAAATAATCTAGGATATCGCCACCGAGCACACTGCTTTTGAAGAGCGACTGGATATAAGCGGTATTAATTTTGCGTTCTTCCATGATATCGAGTTTTAAAGACCAGCTGGTGATATAGCCCCGCAAGATATTGAAGAGAATGGCGATTTCATTCGGGTAATTAATAACGGGCGTGCCGGAAAGTAAGACGATTTTCGCATTTTTGGCGCGCATTAAGAGACGGTAGAGGGTGAGGGCAATACTGCCTTGTTTCTTTCCGAGTTTATTGACGATACGGCTGACTAAATTATGCGCTTCATCAACAATCACCACGCTATTGTCAAACGGATTGATGGTGTTGTTTTTGGTTATTTCGACGATGGTGGAAGCGCGGAGACCGTTATAATTGATGAACTTGTATTTTTGAAAAATCATTTGGTCGATTTGGGCATCCAGTTTTACTTTATCGAGGGCTGACAACTGGTCGTAATTGGCGGGTTTGGTCATATTGACCATCCACGCGCCGCCATTTTTTAAAATATAGTCGAGCGGGATGGATAAGACCTTGGACAAGGTCTCGGCGAGGTCGGCATTAGCTGTTGTGCTTGGTCCTGCTGTAGCTGCTGCGCCTGCTTTCGTATTGATGAATTCCCAGAACTGGTTCTTTTTATAAAGTTCATCGCCGCATTTTTTCAATTCTTCGCGATAATTCACTTGTAAGGATGCGGGGGTCATGATAATGACGGGTTTGGCATTCTTCAGTCCTTCGGCAATCGCAATAGACGAACAGGTTTTGCCCGAGCCTAACCCGTGGTACAAGAGTAGGCCGCGATAGGGCGTATAGAGATTTAAATAATCGCGCACAATCTGTTGATGGGTCATGAGCGGAAAATCACCGACCTCAACGTCGCCGGGACAGGTGGCGGGCGTGGCGGCCTCTTGAGCTAAATTTTTCTTGTATTTATTAAAGAGGGAGGCCATAAAATTCACGAAAATCTCTCGGTTATTCATGTAATAGGGGGAGGCGGGGATGACGATGGACGGCACGGCATTCGATTTTTTAATACGGGTTTGAATGTCGGTATCGCCGATGGTTAACATGGTTAAAGGGCCTTCTTTGATACCGGTCGGCGGTTTTTTGGTCTTGCGCACTGTCGGTTTTTTGATTTTGATTGTTATTTTCTCGACAGGCTCAGCAAGAGCAGGCTCAGTAGGCTCAGGCTCAGGCTCACCAAGAGCAGGCTCAGCCAGCGTAGTGGCCGGTTTAATGATGAGTAAAGGTTTCTTTTTAGTAGGCTTTGGCGTTGGTTTGACTGGGGCTTCGGGTTCTACTGGCATAAGCGGTTGCACTGGCGGTCGTTGTAACGTTTTCATAAAGGCCGCTCTATCAAAATTCGCATCTTTCGATTCATCGATAATAGTTACTGGTTTATTCGCTTTTTCAATCCCCGGGTTTCCTCTTATCTTAATTTCAAATTCTTGTTTTGCTATAGGTGGATTATTTATTTTTAATTTAGCTAAAAGAGCAGCAGCCATTGTATACTATATGCTTTTAGAATACTTTTCAAAAAAGTATCACAAAACCTGTACTTCAAGTTCAAAAGTGACACATAAAATAATATAAATTTTAAATGTGTCACGCTATGTGAAAATCATACATCAAGTCTAAATTATGCTCTAAATGAACAGAAACTATATTATTATCTTCTTTTTTGTATTTTTGTAATAAAGTTTTTGAATTATATTGATGAAATCCTGGACAATCAACACGCTTTATTCTTTTGTCTGAACACAAAAATAAGTGATGTAACCATACGTCATGGTTAATATAAGGTATATTTATAGTTTTCGATAAATAAATAAATTTTTCTATACATTTTTTAGTAAAAACTATACCTGGACCGCCGCTTACCCAACGATTATAATCACATGTAAAAGATGGTTCTGACCGAGGAGCAACCCAATTTAAAAAATCACCAATCATATAAGTATCATTCTTATCAAAAAAAGATAAATATGTTTCAAGTTTGTTAATATATAAATAACTATCATCATCGATTATCATAAAAAAATCGTAATCAGAATAATTATTCAAAAACAAATTAAACATTTTAATTACATTCTCAGGATGATAAGTAGGTCCAGATTTATATGGACCAATATATAAATGATTTTTTAATGTAGAATTTTCATTATCCGTTATAAATACTACATTAGGTTTATTTCCCCATGTATCTTCTATTATTTTGGCCCGAGATTCTTCATATTTTTTACAAGTATGAACAAATATTATAATTTTCATTATAAAGAATATAATATATATATTTTTATATCGGTTTTGTGAGATAATACTATTACACCTTTAAAATTAAAACGCCTATGTTATTTCTATAATGGAAACTTCTTTGGAATGATAATTAAATAATTTTATTGGATTATATTTTTTTAACGGAAAATAGTCACAACTTAATTGTCTCCATCCTCCAATGTGAATGTCTGCGTTATCTTGCGTTTGATTACAACAATTACATATCAGAATGTATTTAAATTTTTTATATTCAACCAAGTAATCTAAAAATGTATAAATATAATCTAATGACCAATGTTGGATAACATCTTTCAAAATACATAGGTCGCCATTTACAATAGTTTCTTTGTTATTACAAAAATCTAAATGGGTAAAAGAATATTTTGGTAAAGACTGTTGGCTTGAATTATAGTCTATTACCTTTTTATATGCGTCGTAACCAGTATATGAAATATCTAAATCATCGTATATTAATTTTCCACATCTAAAATCGCCACAACCTAAATCAACAATATTTTTAATATTATTATCAGTTATAAATTTTTTTAAAAAGGGAACATAACTATTTTTATTATAATCTATATCACTTCCTTCTCCACTACTACCATTATATTCCTTATTATTATTATTCCCCCATAAGTTGGTTTCATATACATTTGTAAAAATGTGTTCCATATATTACATTATATCATAGGCGTTTAAATGTTAAAAGGTGGGAAATAGTTTAATCAAAACTCAACCTTTTCTCAAAAGGTTGGGCCAAAACATTTGAAGGAAATTTATACAAAGTATTACAAAATATTTTGTATAAATTATGCTCTAAGAGTTTTGCGGTACTTTTCCAAAAGTACAGTTTTGGTCCAACCTTTTCTCAAAAGGTTGGGTTTTGCGGCACTTTTGAACTTGTTCCATGAAAAGTGCTAATGGACAACTCACTCGCAATCTGCTCAGCCTTCTTCTTAATTTTATGAATCCCGCTCCCGAGAAACACAAAGACATGGCCTTTCTGCGCCAATTCTTCCTGGATTTTTTGAAAAGACCCGTATTTATGAAAAGGCACGCTGTCCGTCAATTTCATCTGGTGAATCGGTCGTCCGAGACAGAGATATACCCCCATTTCATAGCCCTGTTC